CTGGCACCTTTGTCACTTTTAGCGGCGCTACGGGTACGTACGCATCTACTTTTAACGCGCAATATCAGATTACTGTTACCGGTGCAGACGCTTATACGATTACTGTACCGACAGCTTTGACTGCGGGGGCTTATGGTGGTTCGGCTGTTTCTGCGGCTTATCAAGTTAACGCAGGTTCTGCATACGCAATTCCACTTACGGGTTGGGGTGCGGGTACATGGGGCGCGGGTACATGGGGTGTAGGCGGTACAAGTGCTACATCTATCCAGTTGTGGAACCAGATTAACTACGGCCAAGACTTAATCTTTGGCCCCCGTGGTGGCGGGCTTTATTATTGGGCTGCTAGTGGCGGCGTAACTACCCGTGGCGTATTGCTCAGTTCTTTGGGCGGTACAGTTACATTTACTAGCGCATCCCCAACAGTTGTTACTTCCACAGTGGCTTACACAGAAGGCGCGGCACTTCAGTTTTCTGGTGGTTCTTTGCCAACGGGCGTTACTGCTGGGGTTACGTACTATGTGTTTGAGGTGACAGGTCTGACATTTAAACTGCTGACTGCGGCAGGGGCAGCGGTAAACACTTCAACCACTGGCTCGGGTGCGGTGTCCAACATTGTTGACGTACCGGTTGTACAGAATAACTTGACAGTTTCAGACTCGTCTCGTTTTGTAATTGTGTTTGGTTGCAACGACTACGGCAAAACTACAATTGACCCTATGCTTATTCGTTGGTCTGGACAAAATGATGTTTATAACTGGACACCTGACCCTACAAACCAAGCAGGGTTTACCCGACTGTCTCATGGCTCACAGATTGTTACGACTGTCCAGACCCGCCAAGAGATTGTGGTATTCACCGACTCAAGCGTGTACTCCTTGCAGTATCTTGGCCCCCCATACGTTTGGGCACCGCAACTCCTTGGCGATAACATTTCTATCATCAGCCCTAATGCCGCTGTGATAGCTTCCGGTGTTATTTATTGGATGGGCGTGGACAAGTTCTATGCCTATGATGGCCGTGTCAATACGCTTAACTGTGACTTGCGCCGCTATGTGTTTGGTGATCTTAACCAAGAGCAAGCCCTGCAAGTATTTTCAGGAACAAACGAAGGCTTCAACGAGGTCTGGTGGTTCTACTGCTCTGCCAATAGCAACTTGATTGACAAGTACGTAATCTATAACTACCTTGAAAAAGTGTGGTACTACGGCACGATGGCACGAACAGCGTGGCTTGACTCTGGCTTGCGCGCATATCCGCTGGCGGCAGTCTATAACTCAACCGCAAGTACCGGTAACCTTGTAAACCACGAGCAAGGCATTAACGACAACGCAACCGGTACAACTGCTGCAATTGATGCTTATATTAGTTCGTCTGAGTTTGATATTGGCGACGGCCACAATTTTGGTTTTGTTTGGCGCGTGCTGCCAGACTTAACTTTTGGGGATTCTACAAACTCTCCAACTAACGCAGTGCCTGTGGTAACCATGACTTTATACGGTTTAACAAGTTCAGGCTCTGGTAGAACAAGTAGCGCAAGCCAACCTGTGTCTAGTAGCAACGCATACGACATTACCGAAGAATTTACGGGGCAGATTTACACCCGCATGCGCGGTCGCCAGATGATCTTTAAAGTTGGTTCAAACCAAATTAATACAACGTGGCAGCTTGGCGCTCCTCGTATCGACATTAGACCGGACGGAAGAAGGTAAAAGATGTCTCAAACAAACGTAGTAGCCCCCAATCTACCGCTTGCTCCGGTAGAATATGAGCGTCAATACATGGACAAACTTATTAACGTGTTGCGCCTGTACTTTAACCAACTAGATACCCCCGGGCCATTGGCTGGGTCAAGCATTAATTTAAACATAAACACCTTGCCAACTCAGGCCGATTTAGCTAATCTCCGGGTAGGGGATGTTTACCGTGACACAACAGCAGCAAATGCTTTAAAGATAAAGGTCTAACATGAGCCTACACGTACTAGCAGATCACATGGCATCTAAGGGTCGCAACGGCGATTCAATGCTTGTGCACATGACGCCCGGCGAAGTGCATGGGTTGCAGGCTTTGGCCATAAAACATGGCGGATCACTGACCGTTAACCCAGATACGGGTTTACCCGAAGCTAACTTCTTAAAGTCCTTGTTGCCAATGTTGGCAGGTTTTGCGCTTGGCCCTGCGGGTTTTGGCCTTGTTAGTTCTGCTATGGGTGCTGGTGCTATTGTGGGCGGTATTACTGGTATTGCTACTGGTAGTTTGTCTAAGGGCCTCATGGCCGGGTTGGGTGCGTATGGCGGCTTTGGTATTGGTGAAGGTTTAACGGGGGCTGGGGCAGACGCTATGACTCGCAGTGCTTTGTCTGTTGAGGGCGCTCTTCCTTCTATTGACAACATAACGCAGGTCACTGGCGAAGGCTATGGCGGAAGCGCGGCCAATTACAGCGATCAAGTTAACTCTGCTATTAAAGCCGCACAAGACACTTCAGCCGCGATGCCCAAAGCGGACTTGTTGTCTGCTGGCGCTAAATCTGCCATGGCAGACCCCTTGGGTTTTGCTAAACAAAACATGTTGCCTTTGGGTATGGCAGCAGCACCTATTCTTGCCGATCAGATGGTTCCTACAACCACTAAAATTGCACCTGTGCAAAGCCCCGGTAGAATCCGTGAGAAGCGTTGGGATGGCCGTCAGTTTGTGGATGTTGCCAATACAGATGCTGGCGTGTTCAATACAAGTGGACGAAGCTTTTCTGATCCATACCGTGGCTACAACAACGGCGGTATTGTGGCTTTGGCAAATGGTGGTGACGTTAAACACTTTGCTATTGGCGATCTTGTTAAAGCAGACATTGATGCTGCGTATGCTGCAGGTGATTACGGCAGAGTTAACGAACTTGCCCAAGCAAACAAAATTACCGCTGCTGACGTAGCCGATACGTACAAAGGTTTTGATACCTCTGGCTTAGCTGGTTTGGGTATTAATTTGTTTACGCCCCCCGCAGCACAAGCTGTACAACAAGCCGCACCAGTAGCTCAAGCAGCCCCAACATATACAAGCTACACACCAGAACAAATTGGTAGTTATTTAACAACTAACCCCACAGTAGATATTGGCACAGCAACAAAACAATTTAATGCTGACCCCAACGCAGTTAACCAATACATCGCTAGTTTAGATAATCCTTTCCGTGGCTCAACAGAAACAACGGGTGGTTCAGGCACGCTTGGTATTTACAACCAGATGAAAGCACAGGGCATTGACCCTAACGAGTTGTATGCGGCTAACTTAGCTGTTGATCCTAAATATGCTGGTTGGTCTGCCGCCGATATTGCTAGAGGCTATAACTTAGATAAGGGCGCTTATGCTCTTTCCGAACAGTTAAAAGGCGTGGTGTCAGATAAAGACTGGGTCAAGTTCATGGATGACAATAAGTACTCCATCAACGATGCTGCCCAAGCGTTTGGGTTGTCACAGAAAGAAGTACGGGATCGCTACAACGCGGTTAAAGCGGCTGAAACAAAGAGCCCAATTGTTTGTGGCGCTGGATACCGATTAAATGCAGCAGGTACTGCATGTGAGCCTATCCCAGTAACCCCACCTATTGTAGTACCCCCTGTTGTAACAACACCCACTACAACTGCACCATCTGGCTATCACTATGAAAACGGTGTCTTGGTTCCTAACATTTCTGCTACACAGAACACAACTACAAACGTAGCTACACCAACTGATCTGTATACAGCGCCAGCAACATCGTTGCCCGTAGGCGTGTCTGGTAACACAGGCCCATCTCAAATTGGTGGCGGTGCTACGATTAACCCCAACGGCACAATTACAACTTCGCCACGTATCCCCGGCATCCCAGTAGGTGGCTTTACGGGCATGACAAACTTGCGTGATACGTATACAAAGGGTGGCGGCAGTCTGGGTTATACATCGCCAACATTTAAAACAATTGAAGACTTCAACGCCAAGTACCTCAACCGTATGGGCGGTGATTCTAGAGCAGCATACGACTATCTCACAGGTAAAGGGGGCGCGGCTTACCCTGTTAAATCTGGCGTTGGTCAAATTTCTAGGCCATATGATGAAGCAGTGCTGGGCTACCCTGCACGGGGCAACTTACCGTACATCTACAACAAGACCACAGGTAGGATGGATGTCAACCCTGACTACGTAGCCCCCGGACGTGATGCCGCAGGCAATGTGACGTACAGCATGTCTACGAACGACATTAAGAAATCACTGGCCGACACCCCCCTGACTGGCCAAGCCTTGTATGACTGGGCTATTAGCAATAACCTTTCTGCACAACAAATTGCCGATGCTACGGGTCAACCTTTGTCAAGTGTGTACGCTGATTTCCGTGCCGGTTCAAAATCTAAAACAGCCGCAGACAAAA